GGATTATAATGTAACCTATTTCAGGCTTCAGGATCTCCATGCCTATCTTATAAGACAGAAATTCAATCATTTCAGCAACACAGGACAGATCATAGCAGAGATACAAAACATAGAAGGATTCAGATCGGAATTCTTTAAGATCAAGGGAAAGGGCGTAAATGTATGGGGCATTCCAGCCTTCCCTAAACAAGACTCAGAATTTGATAAGGAGGAAAAAGATGCCACACCGTTCTAAAGAATCTTTAGCATATAATAAAAAAATGAAACCCATATGGGATGAACAGTGGTTGCGGACTGAAAAAGGATTTTTCTCTGAGATATGGAATACCATGAAAAAGAGATGCTCACCGGAACACATGAAAAAATACGCGCCGAACAGGAAAGTTCAAGTTAACAACGGAATAAGAGGCAAATACCATCTTCTGGAAATGTGGGAAAAACAGAAGAGACTTCTCGGCGGACCTTACTGCATATACACGGGCGTTGAGCTTACAACCATCAGATTTCGCGGAAGAGGACACAGCGGACACGGAGGCACAAAAACAAACATATCAATGGATCGTATTGATCCTAATTTGCCATATCAGGAGGATAATATAGTATTTTGTTCATGGGAATTTAATGACAAAAAAGGCGCTGTTTCACCTGAAGACTGCAAAAAAATACTGAAAGTACATGAGGAGCGACATGCCAGAAATTAACATCATACTGGGCCCACCCGGAACGGGGAAGACTGAGAATCTGCTGAGGATAGTGGACCGGGAGCTAAAGGAGAAGACTGCTGATTCAAATGAAATTGGATTCTTCAGCTTTACTACCAAAGCTACTAATGAAGCACGTGACAGGGCTAAAGCTAAATTTAGCTTGACTGATGATGACTTGCCTTATTTCTGTACACTACATGCATTTGGTAAAAGACAATTAGGAATGGCAAAGACAGAGATAATGAATCCAAAAGATTACAAATCATTCTCGGCTGAATCTGGAGTTGATCTTGAATTTGTCACTCAGGACTGGGAAGATACAGGAATAATTACAACGGATAATAAGCTATTGAAAGAAATAACTAAGTGCAGAAATCAATGCATGGAACTGGAAAAATTTTACAATAAAAATAATTTTAATTTTAATTGGTATGAGTTGCTTAGAGCATACAGGGCACTAGAAGATTATAAACATAATAATAACAAGCATGATTTCACTGATATGCTATCGTTGTGGATTGAGACAGGACCTACTCCAAAATTGGAAGTAGTATTCATTGATGAAGCACAGGATCTAACCAATTTACAGTGGGAAATGTGTTCCAAGATATGGAAGAATGCCAAGAGAGTTTACATAAGCGGAGATGATGATCAGGCTATATTTAGATGGGCAGGGGCTAGTATTGAACATTTCATAAATATGGAAGGTAATGTAACTATTCTTAATCAATCCTATAGATGCCCTCGAGCTGTTCATAGGATTGCAGATTCTATAGTAAAAAGAATAGACAATAGAAGAGACAAAGAATGGTTGCCAAGAAGTGCACGAGGAATAGCTGAGCTGCACGCATATCCTGATCCTATTGATTTAAGCATAGGAAAATGGCTTGTATTAGCACCGTGCGGATACATGCTAAATGAAATTGAGGAAAATTTAAGGCAACAAGGATTGGCATACAAGAAAAACAACAAGCTTCCAATTAAGAAGGAAATACTATCAGCTATAGATGCATGGAAAAAATTGAACGAGGGAGAAGAACTTTCATATGATGAGGTATCTTATATATACAGTTATCTACCAACCAAGACTGGTGTCGAGAGGGGATACAAGAATTTAAATACATTAAATGAAGATAAAATGTATGATTTTGAAGAATTAACGATGCATCATGGACTGCGTGCGTACGGAATGCCTTGGGATGTAGTGTTTGATAAAATAGGAAATAGAAATATAGAATACATACAATCATTGGAAAAAGTTAATAAGACTTTATCCTTTGATCCTTTAATCAACTTAAGTACTATTCATATGGCTAAAGGTGGGGAGTGTGACAATGTAATGCTGTTCACAGATCTTTCACGAGCCAACAGAGAAGAAATGGAAATTAATCCAGATGATACTAATAGAGTGTTTTATGTGGGAGCAACTCGCGCAAAAGAACAATTGCATATAGTAGAACCACAAAATTACGGGGGGTTCAAAATATGAGTGCCCATAAAAAACAGATAGGAGGAGATCATTATAAAAGGATGGTAATACAGCCAAGTCATTATATTGTTAAGAATAAACTTGGTTGGTATGAAGGAAACATTGTCAAGTATATAACTAGGCATAGCATCAAGGGAGGAAAACAGGACATAGAGAAGGTTATTCACTATGCAGAACTTCTGTTGGAGGACATGTACCCTGACGATGAAGGAACAAGAAGAGGAAGAGAAACAGAAGAATATATCAGAAAACTTAATAAGGAAAAAAATGAAACAAAATGAATTTATCTTTGCTAACACTATAAAATCAGAGTGGGTACACCCTACTGAATTTCCATCCATGAAGGAAAGACCCGTAGTGGCTGTAGACCTAGAAACATGTGATACAGATCTAAAGAAAATGGGCCCAGGATGGCCGAGAGGTATAGGAAAGGTCATAGGTATTGCCATATCTGATGGTCAATTCAGTGCTTACTATCCTATTGATCATGATGGTGGTGGAAATATGGACAAGAAAGCTGTCCTAAAATACATTAAATCTGTATGTGAAGATGATTCAATAGACAAAGTGTTTCATAATGCGCAGTATGATATTGGGTGGCTGTGGAGAGTAGGAATAGAAGTTAAAGGATATATACATGATACAATGATTGCGGCAGCTCTCATTGATGAGAATAGATTTTCATACGCACTTAATAGTATAGCTTCACAATATCTAGGAGAGTATAAAAATGAAGCAACCCTTAAGAAAGCTGCAGCAGAATTAGGACTGGATCCTAAGAGTGAGATGTATAAAATGAACGCACAATTTGTGGGAGAATATGCTGAGGCAGATGCTAGGCTAACTTTACAGCTACATGAAAGATTAAAGATCGAAATAGAAAAGGACTCTCTTCAAGGTATCTACGACATAGAATGTCGCCTTATTAACGTTATATTTAATATGACTAAGAAAGGGGTGAGAGTTGATATGACAAAAGCATTTGCTCTAAAAAACAAGCTTAAGAATAAAGAGAAAAAAATTTTAAAAAGAGTGAAAGATTTAACAGGATCCTACGTGGATTTGTGGTCAGCTAGGTCAGTTGCAAATGCATTTGATTCCCTTAACTTGGAATATCCAATGACAGAAAAGACAAAGGCTCCTAGTTTTACCCAGACATTCCTAGAAACCCATGAGCATGAGCTTCCACGTCTTATCACTAAGGCGAGAGTATTTAATAAATTACAAGGAACTTTTATAGATGGTATATCCAAGTATATACACAATGACAGAATACACGCACATATAAATCAGATTAGAGGAGATAGTGGAGGAACTGTTACTGGAAGATTCTCCATGTACTGTCCTAACTTACAGCAGATACCAATAAGGGGGGAAATGGGGATAGAAATAAGAAAGATATTTATTCCGGAAGAAGGAGAAGAATGGCTTTCAGCTGATTATTCACAGCAGGAACCTAGATTACTTACTCACTTTGCTGTACTTAATAAGAATGACGGTGCCGCTGAAGTTCAAGAAGCCTACAAAGAAAAGGATCTTGATTTTCATCAGCAAACAGCCGATATGGCTAATATTCCTAGAAAATTGGCAAAGACTATAGGTCTAGGGGTAATGTATGGCATGGGGTATAAAAAAATGGCCGTTGATTTGGACATTACACCGCTTGAAGCAAAGGAAATACTTAAGGAATTTAGAATTAAAGTTCCTTTCATGCAGGAAATGCTGGAAGATGTGATGAATAAAGCAAGTGCCGTTGGAACTATTAGGACCCTTCTTGGAAGAAAATGCCGATTCGATCTCTATGAACCATCTTGGTTCACCAGGGAATTTAACCGAGCATTGCCACTGAAGCAAGCCCAAGCAGAATATACTACAGTCAAGAGAGCTGGAACCTATAAGGCTCTTAACAGATTGATTCAAGGGTCGGCAGCAGATCAAACTAAAAAAGCCATGGTGGATATATATGAGAAATTAGGGGCTGTTCCCCTAATACAGGTTCATGATGAGCTTAACTGCAGTGTTAAAACTAAAAAAGAAGGGGAACAAATAAAAGAAATTATGGAGACCTGCGTATCCCTTGAAGTTCCTTCCAAAGTAGAGTATAAGATTGATCAAAGTTGGGGTCATGCAAAATGATTGATTTAAGCCATAAAATAATATATAATATAGGGAGAAATAATGAATAGAAGAGTAGGTTACAGAGAGCAGGGAAAGAAGAAAGGCTATACCAATAGCCCTACTAAACCAGGATTTGCAATAAATCAGGAGCAGATGGAGTATGAGAGAAGAAAACTTCTGGAAGAGATGTCTCACAAGGTTGACCGCAAAAAGCTCAACAATATGGCAGCGGTTGCAGCAACTAAAGAACCTGAGTACCTTGATGAGGAAGGAAAGAAAAAAGAGCCCACAATGCGTGTCCTATCGCTCGGCGCAGGGGTTCAGTCTTCCTGTCTCGCACTCATGGCGCAAGAAGGACTGACAAAACACAAGCCAGACTGCATGATCTTCGCTGACACTGGGTGGGAACCATCCTTTGTCTATGAG